GGAAATTACTTATGAAGAAGAAGATAACTACTTGGTTTTCGAGAACTTTGAAGAACTTGAAGAGTGGTTTGAAGAAGAGATGGAAGAATCTCAAGAAACTACTGAAGAACAGTTGGTTGAAGCTGAAGAAGAAATCTTTGAAGAAGAAGCCGTTGAAGAAATCTACGAGGAGCTTGAAGAAGAGTGGATCGCAGAAACAGACGAAGAAATAACGACACCTTTAGAAGAATTAGACGAGATAGAAATATCTGGTTCTTCCGTAGACAGAGAACAGAGAAGTTCAATTAGTATGGAAACAGCTCTTAATGTAGTAGCTAATACAGTTCAAGCTGCAGCTACTAGTATAAGTGGTACAACAGCAGGTACTTCTATTCATGCCACAGGTAATACAGCTTCTTCTGGAGGTACTTCTACTAATACAGGAGTAGCTGGTGCTGTAGCTTCATCGTCAAGTGGTGGTGGTTTTAGTACTAGTAGCTCACCAAGTATGTCAGATCAATTTACTTCTGCTTCTGTTCAAACTAATACCGTGTTGTCAATGAGTATTGATACAGGAGCAGTAAGTAATGTAACTACTATTAGTACACCAATGCCTACAACTGAGGTGTCTGTTGAAGTTGCTGTAGTTGAAACACAAGTTCAAGATATGCAAGGTCAAATAGATACAGCTATGTCTGAGGTATCAACTCCATCCGAAGCTGATCAAGTAGCTGACCAAATTGTTGCTCAGAATTTAAAATCACAACAAGAAGAGATTCAAGCTACACAAGAGAATACAGGAGAGTATGCTGATCAATCTGTTTTTGTAGCTTACTTAGGATACAATGCAGGATTTACAGACTACTATGATAGGAATATTCCTAAAAAAGAAGACTGGTATAAACCTAGAGATATTTATGCAGATGCATACTTAGGAGATAATACCAGAGCATTCTATCAATTAGCAGGAGATAGTTTGAATACCCTACAACAAATGAGAGACTTACAACCAACTTTATGAAGATACCGGAGTGGTTTGTATATACTTTTGTATGGGTAGTTGGTGGTTTAGGTATGCTACTTATATTATTTTATACTTAAATGCCTAAGAATAAGACACCTAAAAAGGAACTACACTACGACAAAAAAACTAAAACATATTATGAAAAGGAGAAAAAGAAATGGAATGGTTTAAATCAGGAGCAGGACAGCTCATAGCTTTAGTAACTATTATAGGTACTCTAGCAGGTTTTGGATATACTGGTGCAACTTATGTAAACAGACTTGAGAATCTTGAAAGAAAGATTGGTACAGTAAGTGAAACAGAAGATGCCCAACAAGTTATTGAACAAAGATTTGCAAGTATTGAAACTTCTGTTGACTATATAAATAAGTCTATTGATGAAGGGATTAATGTTTCTTTAAGAAGTCAATCAGCTTCTATCAACTCTTTGAAAGCACAGATAGAAGGAATCTCTGTTGCAATAGATGCCTTAGAAGAAGACGTAAATAAACTAGAAGATAGTAATAGTAATCCTCTAGCTAATTAATTATTGTATTAACAGCGTCTAATTCTTGTTCAATTTTATTGTGAATAGGCTCAACATGTCTTCGTCCTTCTCTGATAATAGTTTGTATTAGTTTAACATCACTACCTTTAAAAATTTTATTAACATCTTTTAATGGTAACCCACTAATTTCTGTAATTAGTTTTCCTTTTTTATCGAATATTATACGAAACGATAATATGTTCGCTTCCTTTGCTTTCATATTTATATCTCCGCAAAATTAATTTCTTCCTGTTTCCCTCTTAATCCTGCTTTCATATATGCAGTTGCTCTACCTTCAAAGAAGTTCTGATGTTCCACTCCTAGCACTTCATCTAACCAAGGCAAGGGATTATCTCGTTGATCATAGTTAGTTTTAAGTCCTAACTGTAGTAATCTCCTGTCGGCTATATAACGATTGTATGCATACATATCCTTCTTTGTAAGTCCTTGCATATCTCCCATTTCAAAAACGAGGTCGAGGAACTTGTCCTCTAACTCAACCATTTCTCTACATATTTGGTAGATTTCTTTCTTGAATTTATCTGTCCATATATCCAAGTTTTCTTTTATAAATTCTCTAAACAACTGTGTCATAGCTTCAACGTGTAATGATTCATCACGTATAGAGTATGTCACTATCTGCCCCATCCCTTTCATCTTTCCAAATCTAGGAAAGTTCAACAGGATTGCAAAGCTACTAAAGAGTTGTAGTCCTTCGGTAAATGCTGAATAGACTGCTAGTGTTTTAGCAATAGCTTTCTTATTCTTTCTAGTAGGTCTAAAGTCTTTAATATAATCATGCTTGTTAGCCATCTCTTCATACTCTGAGAAAGCTTTATATTCTATTTCAGGCATACCTACAGTATCTAATAATAAACTATAAGCATGTTGATGTATTGATTCCATGTTAGCAAAAGCTGTCATCATCATACGAGCTTCCGGTTTTTTAAATATACGCATGTACTTATCTATATAGCCAGAACCTACATCTACATCTGACTGTGTAAACAACCTAAAGATTTGAGTTAATAAGTTCTTATCTGAATCTGACAAGTCCTGCCAATCTTTAACGTCAGTATGTAGGGGTACAGATTCAGGTAACCAATGCATTTGGTTTTGTTCTACATACTTATCAAACATCCAAGGATGGTCAAAGGGTTTGTAGTAGTCTCTATTTTTTAATAGGCTCATTATCTTTCTCCACTTGTTTTGAATACTGATCTAACAACCATATCCAATTTCTTTTAATATATTCTTCATATGATAGAGGATTACTATAAAGAGTTTTATTCTCGTCACAATGATCCAACCACATACGACTGCAAAAACTTTTGAAGTTAGCCATTAGAAATTGTCCAGTAAACATTCTAATTTCTCTTTAGCATCTGCTAAGTTTGTCATTAGTTTATCCATTGATTCTATTATGTGTGGGTGTTCTGCTACACCTACACTAGCTTCAAAATAATTTTCTAATTCAGCTTTGGCTATCGCTATATCAGCTTCATACTTTCTTTTCAAAGCATCAAATCTATTTTCTTGTCTTGTATCTTTACTCATAATTATCCTTCACAACTTAAACATTCAACATCTTCTAACTTAACTCTAGGTATTTTTATATTTACATTCTCAGCAGACCTAGCTGCATCTGATCTAAAGTAATACAAAGATTTAAGTTTATTCATAGCATACCAATGTACATCA